ATTTTATTTTCAAATTTAGAGTTATAGATTTTTATTCATTCTTCTCTACTCAACTCTCTTGTATAAACTTGAAATCCATAATGACAAGGAGGAAGTACCATTTGGTCTATTGAGCCAACATCCCATGCGCTAACCATCAAGCGTCTTGAATCTGGATTAGTTTTAAGATCGTTGATTAGGTTTGCAATTTGGTCTATCTCTCTTTCAAACCATGATTCTTGTTCCCAACCCTTGCTTGTATTTGTCCAACTCCTCCATTGCTTACCGTAGATTGGACCTAATTCACCCCACTTCTTAGCAAACTCATCATCGGTTTTGATTTTGTTGATGAATTCTTCTTGGGTTAGAGTATCGTTTAATATTTTTATAGTATTATCTCCCTCAATGTTTATCATACCTTTAGTAGTAATAAGAACATTTCTATTAACATTATGTTGAGCCTTGATTTCTGCTGAAACTCCATTTGATAATACAATAGTACAACCTATTAAATTATCCTTATGGTTTTTCAAATAGTTCTTATAAGCATCACCATCCCAAATATGACAATTGTTATCAACTAAATACTTAATGTTAGTATCACCTCTTAAGAACCATAGTAACTCAGTCACCATAGTCTTCCAAGCCATTTTCTTGGTTGTAAGCAAAGGAAAGCCCTCATTCATTCTGTGTCTAATAGTATAGCCAAAGATTGATTTGGTTCCTGTTCCTGTCCTGTCTTTCTTTTCTACTCCGTAGTCAATAATGGTTTGGAGTAGTTCTTTGTAATGTTCGTCTATGCAATTCATAATTTTGATTCTCCTATCCTCTGTTTAATTTCCTGAATGTTAATTTCGGCAGCATTGTCTGCATTGTAACATTCAAATTCTACTTTACCAGTGTTACTATCCATAAAACCTAGGACATGATAATCTCTTAGAGTCTTTCTAACCATTTCAAGCACTTCAAGGTATTTATCCCTATCCTGGTTTGAATGTGGAAATCTCAATATAAAAATTGGTTTACTCATAACTTTGATTCGGGTGTTTTGAATGCTCTTCTAACTTGTTCTGAAATTGGAATGGGTGCTCCTTCCTCATCTACTCTAACGAAGGTCATGTTGGTTGCAAGTAGGATAGCTTCATCGCCTCTAAATACATTAAAGGCTCTTGCTTCAATTCGAAAGGTTGCTGAAGTGTTTCCTACTCTAACCATCTCAGCATAGATTTTAACTAGCTGCTTTTCCTTGGCAGGCTTCCTAAAAACACACTCGTCAAGAGCAATAGTAATCATATTCTGTGATCGGCACTTCTCCATTGCATAAGCCGCCACGGCAGCATCTACCCATGAAAGCAATTTGCCTCCGAATAGATTGCCGTGAAAGCCTAAATCAGATTTCTTGACCGGGTGTGTTGATAGTAAGTCCATTAATTTCTTTTAAGTAATCTCTAATTTCAGCAGCATTCTCGTAATCCTCTACTTCGGGTAAGATTGCATACTCCATCATATCGTGGAGTAATGCTTTAAAGTCCCCTTTGTGTTTTAAATCTAAATGATCCTGCAACCAGGTTTTTTGTTCAAATGGAATATTTGAATTGTAAATTTCCGGATGCATTTTATCCTTGTATAGGAGTCGAGTGCTGTAGTCCATTAAACTGCTCTTTTAGTATCGTATGCTTAATTACACCGCACGGCGGATATCATAACTTATTATGTGATCCCTTCCTGTCCAGTTGTAGCCCATCTCAAATGCTTTTTCTAATGAGATTGGATACTGCTTGATTAATTCCTCTCTGTTATCACCAGCAGGCATCAACCAAGTTTTATTCTTAGGAATGTTGTGCCTTACTCTGAATTCCTCAATCTCATTCATTGTTTCTTCAGTTCCATCATACACTGGTTTGTAATGGTAATCCGAATGGTATGCAAGGGTCTGCTCAATTGCCTGATGATTTAAACGTAGTTTGTTATGTTGATCGATCATCTTCTGATCAACAAGCTTACCCATCGGCGTATTAATGTCAAGCTTAGGGACAGAGTTACTAAACTTAGGTGATAAGCTAATCAAACCGATTGGATAATCTGTCTCAACGAAATGTGAACCTTCTGTCTCAATTGTAATAAATATTCCTCTTTCGTTAGCAAAGTGAGTCAATTCATTACATAGATCCGGCTGCATGGTAGGTGAACCTCCAGTCAACATCATTTCAGTAATGGTTGGATTCTCATCGTAGATTTTAATGATGTCGTTGAACGTATAAGTTCCTTTACCTGGATGAATACTAGTGTACCAAGAATCACACCATCCACCGGCTCCAAACCAGCATCTGTGAGTACAGCCTGTTGTTCTAACTGCTACTGTTGGTCTTCCTTGTCTTGAACCTTCTGATTGAATACAAGTGTAAAGTTCGAGGATAGGTAACGTCTTATTGTAATCGGCAATCCTACCCGGCTTTTTAGTTTCTGCTGTCATAATTATCCTTCGTAAATTGCTGAGTTCTTTCCATTTTCCATAAAGTCTACTCGAACTACTCTCACTCTACCTTCTGTTTCTTTATCAATAAACTCCTGAAGCTTATTATAAACATACTCAGCGAACTTCTCTGCTCCTACTGCAGGTAGGATTCTTATTTGAGCTGCTCCTGCTCGGTCCATTAACTTAAACGATTCGATAAACGGATCATCTTCGGCAACAATCATAGTATGATCGAACATATAGTCCATCCATGCTTTAGGATTCATACCGTCGATAGTTCCTTTAGCTCTTTTCATTCCTCCGAAATCCCATACCCAGTTCCTTTCATCTAACTCTCCTTCGAACCATACTTTGAAGCTTACCGAATACCCGTGTAAAAATTTGCAGTGAGTTCCATCTGCTCTCCATTGACGGAATACACAGCTGAATCCGTCAAATATTTTTGTTGATTGATATTTTCCCATACTCTAATATACGAAACTTATTTGATAAAAGCAAGCCTTAAGCATTATTATATGCATTCATAACTGTTGCCGGAGTTTGAACTCCAACCATTCTATTAACCGCTTCGCCGTTCTTAACAATGATTACCGTAGGTACATTACGTACTGAGTGAGCTGCTGCCAAGTCTGGCTGTTCGTCAACATTAACCTTCTGGACTGGGATTGATTGTCCAATCTGTTCCATTATCGGTGCAAACATTCTGCAAGGACCGCATGTTGGTGAACTAAAATATAATATTCTTTTCATAGTAATTTTTGTAATTTGTATCTTGATATGTTTAATTTTTCACAAGCTTCCCTAACAGTCTCATAGGTAACCCCATCAACGATTACTTGCTTCGCCCATCCGTTCTTAGCTCCTGAAGCTACAGTGCCTCTTTTTTTCGCTGTCTCTTTTGCTTTTTGTGCGCTTTGTTGGTAAGCTTGTTTTGTTCTTGTTGTTTTTTTTCTCTTTTGTTTTTCTTCTTCTGCACGATATCCGTATAGCTCTTCGTATGTTTTTGCTTTCTTTTCGCTTTTCCTGCCTTTTAGACTTTCTGAGATTTTTTTTCTAACCTCAGGTCTCTTAGAGGAATTTCCTTCCCCTCTTTGTGCCTCATAGACTTTTAGTAGCTCTTCTCTCAACTCAATGCTATTTCTACTTAATAACTTTGCTGCTCTTAAGTTTGCTATTTGTTCATAACTTCCTTCATCAAAGCATTTTGATAAAAGCAAATGCGCATTGATATGATCTTTTACCGATAACCTTATTAATTTGCTATACTCTGCTTGCAAAGTTTTATCTTCCTTAAAAAAGCAACTTGGTATTATGTGGTGTTTATGAAGCACTAAAGTTTCAGGGTATTGTTTTACTTCACATTGGTTGAGAAACTCTAAATATACATAATAAGGTTCAAGGTGTAGAAGTTTGGTGTATTCCATTTATTATAAATAGCACCAAGTCGCAGTTAAATGCACCAAGGTGCACTAAAATATAATATTTTTTTCATTTTAATAATTCTTTTTTTGCTATATAAACTCCTTTACCGGAATTAAATTTGTAATAGTCCCAGGTATACCCGAGGCTATCTAAGAGAGCTTGATTCTTTTCTAAGATAGCAGCATAGATGCTTAACTTCTTATTAAACTCCCGGGGTGTACCTGCTGTGGGCATTACTGTTAAAACATCAGGGTTATTTTCTTTAATCCACCGCAGAGTCGATTTTACAACCACTCCTAAAACACCTGCTAAAGCTTTATAATCTGTCTTCTGCACCTGTACAGTAGATTCATCAATATCAAATCCAACATTGTAATAATTGTTGTTGAAGTTGTTATATAGAGTAGTACCGGGTCTGAAATAAGGCTTATAGGTTTTAGGAAAATGTTCAATCTGCATACCTAAGTCTAATCCTCCGATTGTAGTTCGGGTAGGAGTATTTACTCGTAAAGGTAATGCTGGTGCATTTTCAAAATCTATAGCCTCAGATAACTGCTCATAAAGCTGTAAGTGTTTTAGGATGCGGGTGCTCATACTAGTTCTTCTAATATACCTATTACTTCGCTAATAATTAAAATAACTACTCCAAGGCCGATGCTATAGAGTAATGCTCCATACCCAGTCAATCTGACTGCTGATTTAAGGAAGCTAACCAGTTGGTGTTTTTTAGGATCCGGATGTTTCATGCTTGCTTAAAACGTTTTTAACATGTTCAACTACCTGATCCCAAGTTGCCGGACCTCCTTCGTCAGCGTACTGAACTGGATCTCTTCTACCTAGTTTAATAAATGCTTCTACTCTCTCTACTGAAGATGCTGATTTGTAATCAGAATACCACTTACCGTCAATCTCGATTGGCTTATAAGACGTGTTGGTCTTCTCGTAAACAGAATCAAAGTCAATATGCATTCTATCGCAGCACTTCTCTCCATCTCTCAAGATTCCAAACTTGGTTGAGTTTAAATAAGGAGTATAAAGGCTTACTTTATCTGCACCCCAGTTACCTGATTTAAATGCTTCAAAGTCTGCATCCCTAAATTCTTCCCGGCAGTCTGGGTAAATTTCATGATCACCTGCATGGATGCCCATTGCAATAACGCATTTAGTATTCTTCTGTTCGGCAACTGATAATGCAACTGCTTGAATGATTGAACTGAAAATCTTATTCCTGTTAGGAACAACGGTTGCTTTCATATTCTCTTCAGCGTAATGCCCTTCAGGAACATCAGCACCGCCTGTAACCAAAGTAGAGTTAAGCAATTGGCTCAAGCCGTCAAGCTTAATTACCTGGTATCTGATTACCGGGTAACCAAAATGAGGTACCTGGTGATTTAAATATTGAACTAAAGCTTTTGCTCTTTCTAGTTCGACTTTGTGTTTCTGACCGTAGTCAAAGGATAGTGCTGTAACTTCGTAGCCATCGGCAAGTAGACGTAGTAACAGTGTCGAGGAATCCATTCCCCCGGATAAGCTAAGCACTGCTTGTTTATTCATGTTAATATTTGTTTGCTAAATTAATTATAAATTGTTCTTCTTCTAATGTAAGATAAATTCTCTTACTATACAACTTATTTAAAGCATTCTTATAAGTTATATCCATGAGACTATCTTCCCCTGCCTGTTCAGTCCGGCCAGGGATAAAACCATCTTCAATTAGATACTCTGCTAATTCTTTTTTTTCTCTGTCTGAGCAGTCACCGTAAAACTCGGCAACATCAACGTCGATATCAACGTCTACTTCTACTCCCCATTGTGAAATTCTTGGCATAATTATTTTTATTTACTATTATAATTGCTTTGTCCGGTACTGAAATAACCAATCAACCAATTCTCTGGGTAGAGCATAATAGGTCCTGTGTACCTTGCAGTACTAACGTGTCTGATTTCTATTGGGAGTTTAAGCTTTGCAGCTGCTTCTGCTACTTGCTTTCCTAAAGCAGACCCGGCCGGTCTACCTAAATAGTCATAGAGGGAAATAAATTTCTCACTGTTCATCGTCGTCGGCCTCCTCACCCTTATCAAAAGTTTCTAAATACACAAGCGTTGATACTACAGCAGAAATTCCGTGACCAAATGCAATCCAAGTAGATTCTACCCATACTCCCAGAATCATTCCGAGAATGTTAGTGACTAAACAGAAGAAGACAAATCCTTTCCATAATTTTTTTCGTGTAACCTGATTCATTATTTTGTTTTTAATTTTCTTTTCTTTTTTTCCTTCAAAGAATCTAAATATTCTTTCGTGTATTTGTGTTCTACTCTGTAAGGACCCTTTGTTGATATATTGCGATCATAATACCAGGTACTGATTGTACCTGCTTCGTTAATATACTCTCGAGTATATTTTTGAAGAGGTTCTGTTTGAGTCTTTGGAACGTATGCCATAACTTTTATTTATACTAATATAAGAAAAGGGCTGCAGAATAGCAACCCTTCCTCCGATTATTTAAGGAAAAAAGTAGTAGCTTGTTCTATTAGATTTATCAAATACTACAATACCTAAACCTCCATCGGTTGGTTTAACAACAATATCCATATTACGTTGTACTTTAGTATTGTATGCTTTGACATAACCAAACCCATCGACTGTAGTGTAGCTTAGGATGTCGTAGTTTACGTCCCCGTTGCTGATCATGCCTGTGTTTTGATCTGTGATATTAAATAACCACTCGGTTGTAAAATTTGCTTGATCATTGTTTGAAACGAAATCCCACTGTTCTGATTGGTAATTCCAAATCATTTTAGATGTTGAGATTGTGTTAGTTGTTATTCGGGTAGTTGTGTACTGTCCGAATAGACTGCTTGATATTAGCATCAAGAACATTAATAATAACTTTTTCATATCTTAAATATAATTAATAAACCTTTAATTTGCAAGCTGAAATAATAAAGTTACACATTTTTTTATGTCCTGAGGCGGTCATATGGCATAAAAAGTCTCCGCAATCAGTTCTTGAAATGCAGTGTGTCTCAACGACTACTGCTCCTTTAATAGAATCAACAAGGTACTGTTGGAACTTAGCGTAGCGTTGAGGATAACCTTTATATACATCCCTTCCCCTAATATCAATACAAGTCACCGGATCAAACCCAGTAATAACGATTGGAGTTACTCCTTTTCGGTTGCAGATATTAACTATTGCCTGAATGTTCTTAACTGATTTCATAGGCGGTCTGTTACCGGCCATGTCGTTAGCACCTCCGTAGATAAAGCAGTAATCAAAGTACTCAGTTACTTTTGCTTTAGCCTGCTCTAACATCCATGCTGTTTGTTTTCCGCCAACGGCAGTATTTAAGTAAGTCATCTTAGTCTTCTTACAAAGCTGATGTTGCCAGCCGTAATCAGCTGCCGAATGTGAATCACCGATAAACAAAGCCTTCTTTCCTTTAGCTGAAATGACTGTGTCTTGTTTGACTGTATCCTGCTTAACGGTATCTACTTGAGGTAGTTCACCCCAGGCTAAAGGATCTCTAACAGCTGGTTTTGATTCTACTATTACCCATCCTAATGTTAAGCTTACAGCTGCTAATATAAGTGCGTCTTTGATTCTCATTTCTTTATTTTGATTAAGTAACCTTCCGGTACCGATTTAAATTCTTCAATAACCATTCCTTTAAACGATTCACCAAACATTCCCATATCGTATCCGGAATGCATGTAAGGTCCGCCTGAAGGATCGATCATATCAACTACGTTCTTATTCGAGTAAATTAACTTAGCGTATTTCTGACTAGTCTCACTCATGTGTTGGTAGTTTCCATCCTCATCATAAACGGCTTCGTGAACTGCTTTCTTAAATTCACCCATAGTCATTTGCTCATCCGTATCAGTATCAGCTAAGTAGGCATTATAAGCATCATCATAAACGTTAGGCCAACTACAGCGCATCCATTTAAACTCTCCTTCAAACAGAATATTCCCATCCTCAGTTTTACTGAAGGTAAAAACATCGTTGTATCGGTTTGTATACTCTATTTTATTTTTCATCTTTGTGATATTCCTCCCAGTTACTAAATTTAAGACCCCAGCATAGACTGCACATACCCATTTCGCGTTCTGCTATCTTAGCAGTCAATCGAAGTTGCTTCATAAGGTATTTTTTACCCCATGCTCTCCATTCGTCGTTCTGCTGGACAGTCATAGTCCATTGAGCGTACCAATCGTCTTTTCGGTCTTTAATATCCTCGTAAGTGACTTCATGACCGGCGATTTCAAACATCTTGTTGATTAGATCAACAACTGCTTTATTCCATTTCTCTTCTCTACTTAATCGTTTTACCATAACTTATTTTGTTTTTACTATTTCAATTAATTTTCTGAGGCAAGCCAGTTCTGCTTCTTCGTATGGTTGATATTTCATCTCCCATTCTTTAGGGTCTGTATTGTAATGACCAATAACAGAAATATCCCACCAAGTAGTTTCGTTAATTAATCCTCCAATATAATTAATTTGACATCTAAGATTGTGGTTCTCTCTAAACCACCTAAATGCTTGTGAGAATGTAGGTGCTAAAACAGGATTAATATACTGATGTGCGTATGATTTCATGTATGAAGTTAAATTGTGAAATGTTTCAAGTTTGTGTTTATCTTCTTTACTTGGCCATGTTAAATCATGATACGCATGCCAACAACTTTGAACGAATCCAATTTGTGCTAATGCTAATGATTCTTCGTAAGGTACAACTTCTTTTTGCATAACTTTTATTTCTATAACACTAATATACGAATAATCTTTCAGGATTCCAACTTAATCCCACCAACTTTCAATTTTTTCTTCTATTATTCTAAATAACAAACGTTTGGCTTTGCTATGCTGTGCTAGACATTTATGCATCATTTCATTAGTCATAGGTTTACTATCGTAATATGCTTCATAATATTCTTCATTTTGTAGTTTATTAATTAATCTAACACAAGTCATCATTACCTCAGCATCACGTTTAGAACTTTCATGCCAATTTCTTTCACTTAAATGTTTGGCTTGTTTTTCTAATTTAAATTTTAATACCTGAAAAATATAATAATGGTCCCAGTCTCTATCCTTCCAAATGATCCAAAACCAGTTGTAAAGATTCCTTACTCCGTACTTAATATACTTGTGTTGATTGGGTAGTTCCCATCTCAACCAGCGGTGTAAACGCCAGTACCATTGATTATATTCTTCGCTCATAACTTAAATAATTCGTATACGCTGTTCCTTGTATTGAACTTAAGATACGAACCATCCTCTGAAGATTCAACTATTTCTGTAATATCTGTTGTCATCCAAGTAAAAAAATCATTAAACGGAGACATAAGTAATGCTCGACCTACTGCTGGTTCCTTATGGTCAGCTTTATATCTACCTTCCTCATTCCATTCTAGCCATTTTATATCTTTAGATTGATTAGTTAATCCATCACGTTCACGGACTAACTTCCAATTAAATTCTTTTTCAATTAAGCCCATTAATTCGGCTTGGTTTTCATCAAGACTTATGTTGCCATTTTCGTCAATTGCAACTAGTAGTTTAGGTTGTACTCCTGTTATCATATTAAATCGTTAAAATTATCTGTTATTATTTGATTAAATTCTGGTGTTATATCGGCCATCCTTTTAAATTTTTCAGCCATCTGTTTGCTAATTTCTTCAAGTTCTGTTGGGTTAGGTAATGGTTCAATGTCGGTAAATTTTAAAACACCTGCCACAAATCCATTGACCCAGAATGCTTTGTCTTGTTCAGTACATCCGTGACATCCTTCCCAGCATAACTCAGCCACCTGTTTTAGTTCCTGTACTGTCATATTGTTTTATGTTTATCTTTTTTAAATATAAATTTAAGACATCCTTTGTATATTAGCAACTTGCATTTCCATTTAGGTAACCATCCTGCCATACACTCTTCTGTCTCAGCTAGAATATAAAAGGCACTGAGAGTATCTTCCTTTTGGTCTTCTTCAGTTTTAGCGAATTCAATAATGGCCCATTTGCCTCTTGCTCTAAAATAGAAGTAATGTCCTAAAAACCATCCTTCTGCTTGTACCGGGCAATTACCCGCCGGTTTGTATTTCCATTTGATCATTTTGTATTTGTATTAATTCGTCTTTTACTTTATCCCAGTAGTTTATATTATCCATTACTCTAGTATTGTTTAAATCATTAATTAAATCAAACTCATAATTTTCAATTATTTCTTCAACACATACTATAGCACATGTAATCGCTTCTTTGTATCTTTTATCACAGCTCAACAATCCTTCATTCTTGAAACCGTTATTAGGTAGCTGATAGTAGAATTTGTTAATTAGTTTCCTTGCCGGGCTCAGGTCTGTAAAGTTCTTCATCTTTCATTTCATTATAGTTATCCATTTCCGACTCCTCTTCCATTCTGTTATACTTCTCCATGGCTTGCTCACCTCCTCCGTATGTTCCGTTCCAGTAGTGTTCGAATGTCTGAAACTTGCTCTTAAGTGATTCCCAGTAACTTACTTTATGCTGCTCTCTTTCTTTTTCTTTGGCTTGTTTTAAAATGTCTGCTGAAATATAACCTAGTTTAGAGGTCATTTCTGCAAACCACTCCACTGCTGTTTGTTGTTTATCGTTCATTTTTTAGTTATTTTATTAATACCAATAAGTGTATGCTGTGTATTCATATTCATTCCCAATAATTTTACATATTCCATGTCCCATGTAATTAGCAACCATATATGCTTCAGCATCTTCATATGTTTTGTGAGATATTCTTCTCGGTTCTACTTCGGTTTGCATAATTTCGTTCCATAATCCCCATTGTTTTTTCTCAATTACATATTCCTGTGTAAATTTTCCATTTTCGTTTTTCAATTCACCGACGTTGTGAATTAATCTTACTATTCTAAATCTCATTACTCACCTCCTCCGTAGGTTTGTTCGTATAAATCTTTTGGACTTTCTACCATTAATAGTTCACCGGTATCACTTACCTCAATTTGTTTTATGCAATTGTTCGCAAATTCAATCATTCGTTCCTTCTCCATTTCTTTGGCTTGTTCGTCTGCTTTTATCAATTCTTTTCCATATTCATTTGCAGAAATTTGATTGATGCGTGTTTGTATTTCTATTTCATTCCTTTGAATGATATACCAATCAAGTGCCGTTTGTTGTTTATTGTTTGTCATATTAATCAATACGTGAATTCCAAGATGATACTATAAAATCTAAATCCAACCTTATAATTTTGGTTTTATCTTCATCACACCATGCTGCAGCTGAAAAGCCTCCTGTGCTGCAAAGTATAGGTGATTCCCAAGGTTCTTCTTTAAACATATCTAATCTTACATCAGCAGCATCTCGTAACAAACGTTCTGCTTCTGTTCTTAGTTCATCCATACTAGGTATATAATTTTTAGATGATGCCCATTTCCAGTCTAAAGCTACCATTGTTTTATGTACTGTAGCAAAGTTAAATTCATCCATGATCTCATCAATCATTTTATCTAATGGTTCTTTTTCAACTTCATCTTTATTAAGCATTTTACCTAACAAATCATAAAGTGATTCCATTTCTTCCCGATCTAAATTATGTACATTCATATTATTTGTATGGATTAAAATTATCGTTTTGATATTTGTTGTATGCTTTGACTAACAAATAAATTAAACCGTAAATCATTAGTACTGCTAATGCTTCCATGATTACCATTGGCTTAAAGTGTAGATTAATTTAGCAACATCACTTGCTGTTTGACGAGGCATAACATCACTTCCATCTACAATCTCAAACCATCTCTCTCCATCAGTCATCAACCAATTCCCTTGATTATCCCAAGCAGCCACTTCTGCTGTTGTTTCACCAGCATCACTATAGGTGTGCTTGCCGAACTGAACACTGATGGTACAGCCGTTTTCGAAGGTCATTTGGAAGCCCTCATTGTAGCCTCTCTCAACCATTGTCTTAAATGCTTTATCTTTCATAACTTTTATTTATACTAATATACGAAAAAAGGCTCACATAAGCAAGCCTTTCCTCAAATTAATCCATGTCTTTTTCTACCGAGGATTTATTTTGCTTTTCCTCTAATGCAATTATTCTTTCACGTAACTGGTCGATAGTACCCCAGATGTGCTTGGCATCAGGATCTAATTGTAGAATTTCTTGTACTAATTCTTCCCTATATCCTCTAGTATAGTATCCGTTTTCAATATCATCAGCTAAGTCTTGCAGGTACTCAGGAGCTTGAATACTAATTCTCAAATCATACTCACTCCATTTGGTCTTATAATCAATAAAACGCATGCCCTTAGTTAATTTCTGATGTAGGTTATGTAAAGTCCAGTTACGAACTCGAACAATAGACCTATCATTACCAAACACTTCTAAGAATCTAAGGAACCATCTTGGACAGAATTTAGGTTTAGCTTCATAGTCCATAGCTAATACTAAGGGAAGCATTACCTTAAAGTATGATCCCTCGTCATTATAAGGTACTGAACCTAAGTAAGAATACTTCTCATGGAAGTTTTTAGGGAAGAATATGTAACGTAGATCATCCCATTTAATACTGCGAGTATAAATCATTCCTCTACTCCTCCCTTTCCAGAACAGGATAGTATACTTAAGGTTAGTTAAGCGTTCTTTAAGCGTAGGTGCTTTATAAAATTTACTTTTCTTATCTATTTTCATACTTATTTTCCATAAAAAGTTCCGTAGAACCAGTTTGACCAATTGCGTTTCATTTTAGTTACTTTGATATCAACCCGTCTTTTGGCACAAGTAATCATATAAGTCTTCGGCTTTTCTTCCAGGCTTTTAGTATACTGCTTCAAAGCTTTACCGAAATCATTCTTGTAAATACTGAATAAAAACCAGAATAGTTTTTTCTGATTGTAATCTTCAAAGTACCATTTACCGGTTCTGTAAGTAGCTAATTTGCTATTAGTAGCTGAACCTTCATGCCCGCTAAATAGTTCAAAGTGATCTTGCTGAGATTTAAAAATCAGATATTCAGTTTCGCTTAAGTTGTAAATAAAGCTACTCTCCATAGCTTAAAACGTCGGATAAGGGAAAGTAATCAGAATATACATTAACTCAGCGGCTAATCCAAGGGTAACGATAAGAGCAGAAATCTCGAATAGATTCTCTTGATGTACTCCAATTCTGCCTGTGTGAATCGGGTTGCCGTCTTTGTCTAAATCTTGATACCAAAATGGTCTCCTCATGACAATTTCTGTATATTTCCAGCCGTACTTAAAAAGTGCATATTTGCTTGGCTTCAACAATACACGGGTTTCTAATTTAATTGGTTGTGGTTTCATAACTTCTATTTGTTTCTTTTAATCTTATACTTAATATACGAAAGTCCAGGCAAAGAAGCAACTGTTCCTGCCATTAAAGTAAAAATATTTGGATGCCAATGCTCTCCGCATACTCCAAACAAATGCTTCACTGCTTCTATCATACCGTAAAGATATGAAGAATAGTTTAATAAAGCAACTACTAGTAAACTTTCCCTAGTGATTCTTTCTTAAATCGGTTTGTTATTTCTTCAACCTTAGATCTTTTACCCCACTCAGATAAATGTTTATCATTCCGAATGGTTTCTATTTGAACTTGTAGTGGATCTACTCCTTCTTGGGGACCGGTATAAACTTCGTAAGGTTCTTTATCTTCATCTTCAATCTGCCAGTCTTCTTGTTCTAGTTTATCTTTATAATTTTCTACTGCCTGCTTCAAGTCTTCGTTCGGTTCTTCCCATTCCTCTATTTCATCTTGTAAATCATCATAAGCCTCAACAACGTTTCTCATATCCTCAATTTTTTCTTCTAAAGGATACTCCTTGGGTTCGTCTTTATGCTTGAAAGCAAAGTTAGCAGCAATTACTAATGCAATTGCCAATGGATCAAATACAAAAATGATAACCAGTAAGAACCAGTTAATAATTTTATCCATCGGTTGGCCAGTAAGCCCGGAAAGGTATTTTAAAGGACCTAACTCCGAAGAAACTGTGGAGTTTGTTTTGGCTTCTAAAACTTTATTCTCTAATGAGAAAATAGAATCGTTAACTGCATCGAGCTTATTGGAGAGTTTCTCATCTGAGTTGGATGCTGATTCGATTTGTTTGATACTTGCATTGTTAGATCTAACTACCAAATTGCCTTTCCTGTCTGTAAACTGAGTTGTTGATCCTTTAGATAAACTTTCCTTTAGTCCGGCTAGAGATTGCTTCTCTTTGTAAATACCCTCTCGGGTCTGTTCGTAAAGTTTCTTTTTAGTTTCCAGAGCAAGTATCTGCTGGTCAACAATATTTGCTTTGTTTGCTGTCTCTTGATAAGCAGATGATAAGAACCCGTAAATACCGGCAGACGTAATCAATATTAATACAAAGGCTGCAATTGTTAGATAGGTTCTTAGAACCTTATTTAACTCAGACCAGTACTGATATAGTAGCGAAGCAATAACTAGTTTAGCTACCTCTAAAGATCCGGCCATGATTCCTACTGCCAGAGATGCTCCGGCGAATAATTTCATAATACCGGTTACAGAGTAGAATGCAGCTGAGGCTGAAACTGCTAGAGCTGCTAATGCGATGATGTATGGAAATAGTTTTTTACCCATACTTTTAATGTATGTAATAAATAACTAAAGGGCAAGTTATTCTGATTTATGTTTGTCGATCTTATCCAGGATCGCTGTCAAAGCTTCATTCTTAATGAAGCCGGCCTGGGCTGCATTTTTTAATGCACTTACTACCTGAAATACTGTTAATGGGATTAGAATCGTTTCTGACAACCAGGATGTTCCTTTGAATCCTGCTTCAACCATTATTAAAGCCGTTAAGGTTATAATCCAGGCAGTTAATGTTTTGAGTATTCTAATTGCTTTGTAAGTCTTGAAACCTTCTCTTTTAGTTCCGGCAATAACTCCGAAGAAACCATCCATGAATATTACTGCAACAACAGCAAGGTACTGCTCTGAGTTTTCCATTGCTAAGTTAAAAAAGTAGCTGCAAATGAATGCAAACGCTGCTGATGTTACAAGTAATGTCGTTTTCATGTTATCCTATCTGATGGTCTAAATGGTCTGGAATGCCGTCACCGTCAACGTCGCATATTTCAACGTATCCGAATGCTTTCATAAAACTAGCCACTCTCTCTTTTAGATCATTGTCTGTATCTTCAAACCAATCTTCTTTTAGATTATCATGATCTAAGATTGAGGTTAGTGCACTATAAATTTTATCAACATTCTTAACCAAATAGATGTCAGATGCTGCAAAGTCTAAGCTAAAAGCATAGTCATCAATTTGAGGAATTGTAAGTAAAGAATTAGTTTTACCAATCTTTTTTTCCTTTAAGGGCATCTCTTTTCCGAACTTGTGGAAATACTCACCCACATAAATGTATCCTGAACCTTCTGGTAGTGTAAATTCGCTCATGTTATTTTAGTAAATTGTAATATTCTCTGAAATGTTTAATTCTATCAGCAAGTCCAATTGTACCACCGTTAACTCTTTTAGTAACTGCAGTAACTGTTGCATCGTCTGCTCCTCTGTCGCAGATACCCCAAAGCTTATTTGTATCAAAGAACCATCCGGCAGAAGCCAAAGGATACTTTGTAGCTACTAAATCTGGATTGGTTGTTGTATCTTCAGGAACGAACTTGTCGAAAGCCATGTAATTTGCTTTACCAGTCAATTGGATGTAACCTCTTCCTCTATATTTGAATCCTTCTCCTGTTGCTTCAGGACCGTTACCCATTCTACCTCCGTAAACTCTTGAGGCGATCTTTTCTGGCTTACGAGCATAAGCTTCAGCTAAAGCCAAAGTTGGGAAATACTTTCCAAATATACCTTGCAATCCTTTTGATGAGTAGTTCAAATTCTCTTGAACGGCTCTAAACCCGCCTGATTCATGACCGCATTGGGCCAAGAAGTGAGCCAATCTTAAAGGATTGGTAATGTTGAATTTTGCAGCAGTGTCAGGTATCTGAGCAATTACTGCATCGGGAATGTGTCCCTTTAATTTATCAAGCTTGAAGGAACTAGGAGCTACAGAAACTACAGTAGTTGCCTGAACGGTACTTGGAGTTGTCCCGAACATCTTGTTCCATGTTCCGTCTCCTACTATACCGTCAGCAGTTAAGCCATTAGCTCTCTGCCATGCCTTAACCGCTTCTTCTGTCTTAGGGCCAAAGTTTCCTACTGGCTCAACACCTAATTTAACCTGAAGCTTTTTAACGTTTTCGTTATTGTCTCCTTTTTTGAGTAACATAATTATCCTTCTTCTTCTGGACTTTCGTTATCTTTCTTCTTGTTAATCCATTTGTCTACTGACGCAATACCAAATGAACCTAACACCATTACCATGAATCCGTCAAAGATGATTTTGTTAACAACAAATTCTTTACCTGCATAACCGGTAATAATGTCTACTAAGAATGCTATACAAAGCATAAAGAATGCAACAAATCCTACAACGCTTTTTTCGTTGATGCTGTTGTTGTCGTCAAATAATTGATAAAAAAATTTTTTCATACCTTTGTTCTTTTGTTATAAATATCAGAACTTTTTGAAAGCATCCTTAAGGCTGGCCTGTAATGCTTTAGAAAATGCTTTTTTATTCAAAGGAACCTCGCCATTCTCAACATTTAACAACATTGCAAAGACGAAAGTGCGTCTTTCTCCAACTCCTTTCCAAGTTCCTGTATTAAATGCAACAGAAGTTTCAACAATATAATCTTTTCTTAACCATTGAATGCCCATAATGTTAAGCATTTGCTGCGGAGAATAAATAGAATCAATGTAAACAGTAACCGAAAATCCGTTTGAGTCTGAGGGAGAATATCCTTTTTGTTCAACGATGTATTCTTCAACTGTTTCTTTTACTCCGAAAGTAATGTCTCTTCCGCCAACCTTTTCGATTTTAGTT